ATACCCCAGACTCCTGCATAATGAGACAAAACAATCTGCGAGTTTTTCGCTCGTAGTAGTAAATCTGAATGTATTATCTTTGTTGACAGTACCGTCCGTATCCATCAATCCTTTTAATAAATCCATTCTTTGTTCAATGCTTGAATACATGTAAATCTCTGGGATATATTTATCTTTAGCTAAACAATTCAATTTAGCTTCTTTTATATATCGTATAGCCTTAATGCAGTTTTCTCCATAATATGTATGTGCAAGTCCATTCATTGATACTCGGACTCTTTCCGCTCCTAAAAGGGAATATAATCTTTCGCAAATATCTTCTTCGGGATTAGAAATAGTTATACCATTTTTGCTTTTATCCTCTTTATGCGCGGACAAACACCCGTCTCCAAGCAATACTCCAAGTGCGTATGGGGCTATAGGCAAATCTTTCTGCTCAAATTCCAATCCTTCTGACAATGGGAGGTGTATTCTTTTCCCACGCTCCATTTGCTCTATTATATAAGATGTGGTAACAACGGAATAATTACTCCATTTTCTACCATTCTTTCTGTAGTTAAGCAATTGTTTTGGAGTTCTAATCGCCCATAAATGGTCGAGTCCACATTCACAAACCCTGCCATCGAGTGTTTCTAATTCATATACGTCTTGTTCTCCTTGTGGAAATATTTCAACTATTTTTGATTCTCCGTCAAAAGGGGTTAAAACCTTATCTCCTACGCGTAAATCGCCCATCTTAACCCATCCGTTACGCGTCAAAACCAAAGAGTTTAATGTTTGAAATTTTCCACAAGAAAGCACACCGCCTCCGAACACTACATCCACATTCGAGCACACAAACTTTTCTTGAAAGCCTGGTTGTGGCTTAATTATTTTGGTCTTTGATTCTTTATCTTTGTCTGTTGTTTCCATATACATGCAAAAATACTATAGAAATTTGCGAATATTTTGGACTAATGAATAAATATTATCACCAGTGATAAGATTTAGCCCTATATTTATCTGTATTGTTGAATATATAGCTTTAATTTGTATGCAAATTAAAATATCACGAAGTATGAAATTTACCAAACAGCAAGCCTTTGAAAACCTCAAAGGTGCTCTGACAGAAGGTGGGAAAACCCTACGTTTAACAGAGAGAAGTATTAATGAGATGTTAGAAACCCTAACTCCATTATTAGCAACAGAAGAAACCGAATTGACTGATTTTATGTCAAAAGCATTGCCGTTATTCAAAACCGCAAATGGCAACATGGAAAAAGATTATTCGGATTTCGTGCAGTCTTACAAGTCTCAAACTACATCACCTGCCACACAGCAGACTACACAGAAACCTGCGGAAGGAACAAGCGAACTTGAAAAAAGACTCGCACAGTTGGAACAGGAATTGCAAGCTGAAAAGAGAGAGAAAGTTATTTCTCAGAAGAAACAAGATTTGAAAGGCAAATTAAAAACTAAAGGCGTTAAAAACGATTCATGGATTAATGATTTCATTCAAGAGATTAATATCACAGAAGAATTCGACGTAGACGCAAAACTTGACTCTTATGTGAAAATTTACAATCAATCTCAGGCTAATTTCACGACTTCAATGTCCCCACAATCTTTGGAAACCCCAAGTGCAGCCGCAACCGATACGTGGGATGATATTAAGAAAATGAGAGAACGTAAAAAAGAAGTTTTAAATTAAAAAAAAAGAGAAAATATGTATTCTACCGATGCAGGTGTCTTTTTAGGAAAGACTCTTCTTCAACGAAGAGGTGAAATTGGTGGCGCAAGATACGTTTTTGTTAAGCTGCAAGGCAACAAGAATGAACTTGTATTCCCTACTTTCGGATGTAAAATTATGAATCCGTTTAAGGGAACAGCCAAAATGTATGCAGGCGATTTGATTGAATATCGCTATAACGACGGTGAAAAGGGTGCTACAGGTTATATTTTGAAGACCTATGTTGTCGCTAAAAATACAACCAATGTTACTGATACCGAAATTTATATAGTAAGAGATGGTTATAAGCACATTCCTTTTGTTGGTGACATTATTATGAAAGCCCCCGCCACTCTTGATGGTACTGGTACTGCTGTAACTGTAACAAAAGTTGAGGCAACAGTTGATACAAAAAAAGATGTATGGAAACTTACTCTTTCTGCAACGTTGACTACGTTAAAGGAAGGTGATGTCCTTGTTGAAGCTGCCGAAGTCGGAGACAGCAAAAAACCTATGGTTACAAATCCGAATGCAATGTGTCCTGCGGATTACGATTTTCTTTATGAACCTCCTACAGGCGACTCAGACTTTGACGGAGCGAGATATTTTATGACTCCCGTGCTTCATGGTATTGCTTATATTGACCGAATGTCTCCAATGCCTAAAACAGTACTTGCCGCGAGAAATAAATCATTAGTAACCGGATGGTTTGAACTTTAAAAGAAAGGAAATAGAAAATGCCAAAGTTTGATTTTAATAATAATAGATATGCTCGTTTGTGGACTGATTCCGATGTGCGTTTTTTGCGCTCTTTGATTGACGAATCGGATTTGCTTCGCACGAATTACGGATGGTGGAAAACCCAATTTACGAAAGCAAGCAATGCTACCCCTGTAGCGGCTGATGGTACTGCAACCTTTACAGTACAGGCTAAAGACAGAACCGCAACTCCAATGATGGATATGCGTGCGCCTCTTGGCGATTCTGTACCTTTGGATTACAAGGGAATTTCTTGGTATTCTGCTACTATACCTGATTTTATTGCTCCTGGTATTGTAGAAACTGCTCCGCAGCGTGAATACAAAGAACGTCTTTTTGCTCAATTCGGGAATGACGCTTTCTTGATTAGCGAGTGGATAGACGATGTTCAGATGCAGATCGACGCTGCTGACCAGACCTTAACTAATTTGGGCGCACAGCTTATTTCAAAGGGTCAGTGTTCTTATAGTTTTGGACGTGGAATGAAGGGCGCTTTGCAGAAAGCAGAAATCCCAGCAGAAAACTTCAAGAAAGCAGGTGCTAAGGTTTGGACTGCCGCAGATTGTAATCTACTTAGTCAAATGCGTACTATTGAGGTTGACTTCCGCGATACAAAAGGTTATAATGGCCCAATGAAATGGCAGATTCCGTATAAGATGTATATGGATGTCGTTTTGAAGAACAAAGAAGTTCGCGAGCTGGTGAAACAATACTATACGCTAAATGATAAGGTTTTCTTGGACTCAATGCCTGTTACTGAGGAAATCTTCAACAGTGTTGTTTATGCTAATTATCCCGATTTGTCTCCAATTGAGATTGTTGTTGAAAAACAAAAGGACATCAGTTGGGATAATATGACTGGTAAGTTTGTTAATGGATGGGATTCGGAAGCTGCTGTTCTACGCCCTGCGGGATTTGCTGGGGAAATTCAGTATACTGATATTTTGGACGTAGTAATGTTTGAAAAATACGGTAATAATTCCATTACTAAATCATTCGCTCAGATGGAAGGTGGTATTTATACATTGGTAAATACAACTGTACCTAATGGAATGTATAAAGAATGGCATACCGATTTGATCATGTCGGCCGTTCCGTCATTGAACGAGTTCCCATATCACGTTATTGTTGATACTACATCTGCAAACTCATGACGCAATTTGATGTTATAGAATATCTTTCTGGTTTGACTGCCTTTGTCTTTGACAGGGCAGTCTTAACCCGTATCGCAATAGAAAGAGAAGTTATCGACGTTACAGATTATAAATCTTTGACAGAAAAACAAAAAGATCTTTGTCTTGCTGATTTATTGTTCGTGATTTATACAGCCCCTAATTATACTGCGAGTTCAACTCAGCAGCATGGCGCATTTACGAAAACGATTGGGAGCCAGCGTTATGATACAAAGAAAGAAGTCTATAATATTTTAATTGGGTTATATAAGAAATGGGACGATCCTAAATTATCA